AACTAATGGATTTGACTAACGATGATTTGCTTGAAATCTGGTATATAATAACAGAGAAGTCTAATAACCCAGAAATGAGGGCAATTAGCTTTATGGAGTTTGTCAAAAGATACGAAGCTAGGAGTGCGCTTAATAAGGAGCTAAACCCACCATTTCCAGACGGAGAGTTTTAGTAGAAAATTTTCTTGAACATCTTACTTAGGGCAATTTGAAATAACTTAACCATCTAGGCTATCGCGTTCATCTACATACACGATAACGCATCTACAGTTTACGTTGTTTTTAGCACCTCCACGCGGATCGCCAGCGTGTTTCATAGGTAGACCACCAACTATAAAATCTTCGTCCATGCCCACCGTTTGACCATTCGCGGCAGAATGAGCAGGTCTGGTGCGTAGGTCGTTGGTAGCTACCCATCTCTTGACCATTGCAAGACCAAGTTGGTCGCCTAAAGTTGAATGATAACTGTGATTCGCAAAGCTCGCGGCATTATGAGTTTCTGTTCTTGCTATGGTATTGGCTCTAAATCTAGCAATAGTCGGTATTTTATCACTGATAGCGATAGCTATTTGCCTTACCGACAGTCCTTCTGTACGCCCATTTATGATAATCCTATCTATTGCGCGTGCCATATTCTCACTTATATTTACAATAAGGCTTTCTCTGCCAGCTATATAAGCTAAAACAATATTCTCTATATCACGATTAACCCCAAAGACTTCTGTGCTTATGTCTTTTACGCTGTTGCCGTACCGTTCTTCGTTAAACTTATACACAGATTGAAATATGCGCCGATAATGAGCTACCAATACTGGACGCAATTCTGCTTGTAGTTTGCGACCTTGTACTTGTACTTCCCAAAGGCTAGAGTCTTGGTAATCTGTGACAACTTCACGTATATATTTGCGGAACAAGCTATTTAATCTACGAAAGCCTGTCTTTTCTAAGTTATCTCGTATTCTTCTCTGCGCACGCGCCTCTTTTCTAGCGTTTATACGCCCTAATCGCCATGCTCTAAGCCTTTTGAGTTGTCTTGGTGTGTTTACCTTTGACAAGTATCGCTACTCCTTAGAGGATAATGGGTGTCCTTTTGGGAATACGTCAGTATCATGCCGACCGCCACGAAATCTACCTGACGCTAACGCTCTTAAGAACGAATTAACTCTAGCCATTGCCCACTGCTCTGGACTGCTGACCGTGGGTCTAACGCTTGATGGGTTAGTTCTATATGCACCAACACCGCGATTATAAACCTTTTCCAACATACCTAAAGTCACGCGCTTAGTCTTAGTGTTACCATAATCTTCATTATGATCTTCTACTTTCTTTTCTAATGCCTTGCGTGCTTTGCCAGTAAGCTCTTTTTGTTCGCTGTCATACTGTTGGTCTTGCTTTTCTAGCTCACGTTCTATCTCATTGCGTTTTTTAGTTGACCAAGAAAAACCTGAATCACCACCCCATAACGCCCAAGCAATACGCCCTGCGCTGGGGTAACCGTCATCACCACGGTTAAATCCTTGTCCTTGCTTATCTACTTCATGGCGACTAAAGAAAGAGTACATACGCCTTACAGTGCTAACACTCAAGTTTTCTCGGTTAGTAAGTTGATTTGCCCGAGCGACACCCACCGCAGTGCCGCCCCTTTTAAACTTTTTTCGCCAATCTAAACCCCGCTGAGCTTCTACCGCCATACTAACTGTAGGCTTAAAGTCTATATCAGATAATGCTTTGACATCTTCTCCAGTTGCTTCAATGTATGCCTCATGTGTCTCGCATGGCATATAAATAATGTTGCCATCTTCATCATGGCTGTGCGTGCCAACACAACCAATTTCATCAGCCCTTTCTTGCGCTTCTTCTTCAGTAGTAAATACATCTTTTCTTATCTCTGCCTTCTCATCATCTTCTATATCTTCGTAAGCCTCTACCTCTGACTCTGCTACTGGGTCATCTGGCTCGCTGGTAGGATCTCCCGAAAGTGGAAATAGGTTGCTACCGATATATATATCATCGCCGCCATTGATAGGGTTCAGCCCGATAATTTCTCGTGCTTCGTTTCTGGTCATAATTCCAGCAGTCACCGCACTTGCAACATTTTCATAGGTCTTGCGCTTGCGCTCTGCTAGGGCTGGTATGCCTTCTGTGTCATAACAAAACTCTAACTGCTCTCCAAACTGCGGTATCAACCACTCATTTAGGTCACTTTGTATTAGTTTAAGATGTGGAATAATGGTTTCTTCATAGAGTGCTAACCTAGCCTCTGCAATATTGCTGTATGTTTGGCTATCTGGTACACCGACTAATTGACTAGGTACACCGAAACATAGAGCTATATCGGTAGCTGACATATGCTTCATGTTTAAGAAGTCCATGTCTTTAGGCGACATACCCATCTCACGCCAATCAAAATCACCCTCTAATAACATTGGTCTACCTGCGTTACCAGTGCCAGTAAAGCGATTATTTAGGTCTGTAAGTAATTGTTGTCGTTGACTCTCGCTAAGATTTACAGCAAAACCGCCATCATCTTTTGGCTTGAATATCACCGCACCGCTTGGTCTTGCGCCATTTTCTAGTAGATTGATGTTATGGGTACTGGCTAAGTTGTGCTGGTCTACCTCTACAGCCGCCGCGCTAAGTGGGCTACAACCATAATAGTCATCTAACGGATTCCATAACTTAATATGCTTTAAGTCACTAAATCCAGTTTCTTGATCAACAAAGTAAGTATCTTGTACCCTGCCGTTAATCATATACTCATACCGATCTGGTATAGCGTTTTTACCCGCTTTAATCTCAACTCGGTCTGGTCTTAGTAAATGTAGCTCCCTAGGTTGTTGACCATTGCCAACCTTTAATATGTAAGCATTACCGCCTAGTAGAAGAAACCCAAACAGCGCATTAAAAAACTCAGAGTTGCTTTGCAGTGGGTTAGGTCTATTGATTAGGTCAATTAGTGGGTGATTTTCTAGTGTTACATCACCAGATTTAATCATGTAATTAACTGCTGATGCGCCTTTTGCAATCTCATTTACACACCTATAAACAATAGCATTTTTAAGGTATCCATCATTTGCTAGGTCTTTATAATCATAGCTCTTGCTTTCACCTGTGCCGACACCAAAGTATCCCACCATTGGGCTTGCGCTGGCTTTTTTGCTGTGTCTGCGCTTATCAATTCTACGTCTTAGTCCATCAAATATAGCCATTAGCTTATTCTCCAGTTTACGCTACCTTGAGATTTACTTATTTCAGATAACCCCCAGACTAACGCATCTAACCTATCTGGACTAGGTTTGCTTTGCCCAGTATAAGTACACATTTGATTCTCAAGCTCTGAGAATATCTTTATGTGACGGACTCGCCCTTGCTCGTATAGGGCTGACACTGGCTCTGCTCTTGCAATCTTGCCACGACTAGCCCTTACTGACCTGTATGGTATTTGACTGTCTATATTGCGTAACAATCGCTCCACTAGGTCACCACCGTTATTAACCTCGGCAACTATTCTATCAGCATTATATTCTTCAAAAGCTGAGATCGCTTTGTTGCCCCAAGCGTCTGGACTGTAACGCCCAGATAAATCATCTATAACATAATACTGATTATTATTGTCTTTGCCTACAACTACTATGCCTGTCTCGTCAGAATTTTCATGCGATGTTACCGCTGGGTCTATCGCAACAATGACGCTAGTAAAGTCTGGTAACTGCTTTGACGACATTCTGCAACCATCTATCATTGCTTGATTCCACAGCGCACCCTCAACATCTTCAAGTATCTCAGCATACAATTCCTGTCTACCTAGCCTAGTGCCTTCATAACGCTCTTTTAGCATAGCTATAGCAGATGCGGCTAAGTTATCCACATTCTCAAATGTACTGCCGCTAATAACTTCTGTGTCAGTACGCTTGGAAAGCTCTTTAATTAAGGCTGTAGGTCTTGGTGTTGTAGTGATAATACATTTAGGGGAATCGCCTAGCCTTAACGCCATCATGAGGTTATCAAAAGTTTCCCTGTATCTCCATGATGCCAACTCATCGCACCAAGCCCTGTGAAACTGTACGCCGCGTAACCTGTCTGGCTCTATTGCTGGAAAGCCTATTATCTTAGAACCATTGTAAAAATGTATCTCATTATCTGACTTGTTATAGCCTGTCGTGTTTAATAAAACTGGGCTAATTATCTTTATAAAGCCGCTGTCTCCAGCGAAAACAACTCTTTTTAAATCGCCATAAGTAGGTGCGATAACGCCGCAAACTACATCTCTATTCTCTAGGCAGTATTGTACAATGTCATATGCGCCAGTTAGTGTCTTACCCCAACCCCTGCCAGCTAAAAACAAGTGTATATTATATTGATCAGACTCAGTAATTACTTGGTTTTTACGAGCCTTGTTGTACCACTCAATGAGTAGATTCGTCGCCACCTTTCTCTGATAGCTTAGATTGGCGAACATGGGATATGAGTTTTCTAAATTGTTCATCTTGCTCTGCAACATTATTTATCTCAATGACCTCAGTTTCTTTCCATTTTGCTTGAGTTTTGAGCCAGAATATACTTGCTGTGACCGCCTCTCTGCCCGATCCAGTAGCTATTCTAAAAAGGTTTCTAGCGACCTGTGCATTAGCATTAGCCTTGCCCTCTTGCAGTTCTTCTTGATAATACTTGTACAAAGTTGGTCGTGATATTTTTACAATCGCGCACATTTGCTCATGGGTAATA